TTATCTTAAGAAGAAATTTCTACCGTATTTGATAATAGATCCGTTAAAATCAAGTAACAATGTCTGTGTCGGAAGATTTTCTATTTCTTCTTTCATTACTTCAAGCAATCTATCTTTTTGTTTTTGTGATTGAATTTGAATATATAAAGTTCTAGCTCTTTGTTTATCTCCGCCTTTTCTTATATGTTCCCTTATTGTACCTCGTTTTATAGTTTCTATGTGTTTCATTTCTCCTATTTCATTATCAATTAACATATCGGGGCTTGAAGCAAAATCAGAACGGGGCAATAAATAAACTTTATGTCCCAAGTCTGCGAGCCGTTTAGCTGAAGCAATTTCATTGTCATTATGCTCTACTTTATTTTTATTTTTCTTATTTGTTTTAGCTATTTGAACATAACCGCCTTTTTTACCTTTATACATAACATCATAATCTTGTAATAATTCGGGGAAATAACTTTGCATGTCTAAATCCCTAGCTTGTGCAACTATATCCGCAGTAACACCGTATTTATCCGCACGCTCAAGCATTGCAGGCGTTATCTTCCACCAGCTCTCTTTCTCAATCGGATTACCGCCGAAGCCGTCTTGAGGTTTAAAATTTTGCCTTATCTGTTTCATCGGAACATTTTCAATTTCCATTCCATGCCCGATTTCATAATCATAAACGGCTCGGAAAGTTGTCCTGCAATTAAAGTGATAAGGCGGAAACCCGTATGTACTCCAGAATGAATGTGAAGCTGCTAAGGCTTTCCCGTTTCCGGCAATAGAGGCAAGCCCACGGCAAATATCGCTTGTTCGGCCGTCTTCAATGAAAAGAAGTTCCCACGCAGGCGGCATATTGTTTTGATACTGCATGAGCCGTCCCGCATTATACGCCGACTGCATATTAGTACGGTAAACTGTTTCAAAATACCTAGCCGAAAAAGGCTGACCTGCATCTTCGGTAAAAGCCTTTATATCTTTCCAAGTTTCGGTAAAATATTCTCCTTTTTCCATTGCATGTAAAAGCCTGCCTCTAAGCATTTCGATATGGTCAGCCTCTGCAAGTCGGGCGACCGTAAAAGCCCTAAACCTTAATTTAGGTTCAAGTTCTTCCCACTCTTTTTTTATCAAAGAAACCTTACCCTTAAAAAAATCTATAGCTTCTTCAAAAGGTAAATGCTCGACTGAAAAAGAAATATCCAAATCGGGCTGTCCTGTGTCATCTGCAAGACTTATATTCCCTGCGGCATGTTCCATCCCGATAAGCAAGGACGATGCAAAAGTATTCATTGTCATTGAGAAAAGTTCACTGTTAAAGTCGGGAAGCGGAGCCGCCTTTAAATCTTCTTTTTTAGGCGGCTCACCGTTTTGTGAAAGAGTATTTAAAAAGGCTTTAACCGTATTTTGAATAGCCGTTAAGAATCGTTTTTTTGAAGCGGCCGCAAGACTTTCAAGCTCCGCTGCTTTTGCTTTTTCTTGCTCTAAAACACTCGTGCGGGTAAGCGGTCTTTTTTTTTTGAAGGTTTATCCGACAAGGCAAAGCCCTCGTTTTGAATTTCAGGAAGCATGAATTCATCTTCACTGTTCTTTGGTCTCGGCAATTTATATCGAGTGTATAAGGCTTCTTTTGATACGGGAATTTTATTTTGAATTGCCTGCATGATTTCTTCAAAACTTGCATAACTTTGTAAATCGAATTCTCCTTTAGGTGAAGGAATTTCTTTACCGAAATTGAGCTCCACCATCCAGTCTATAAGCGATTGAAACACTCCCTGCAATGCAAGAGCGTCCCCGTGGCATACGCGCACCAAATTTTCATCGTGAACGGTTGCCTGCGCTCTTGTGCCGAATTCGCCTTCTTGTGTACTTAATGATTGAGTTGTAAGGGCAAAGCTGATTTCCTGATTGCATGTGTCGATAAGCGTTTTATGGTCGCGCAAAGCTCCGGACATTTCCAGCACTTTTAGTTCTTTTACATTTGCAAGAGCAAGCCCGTCCCCGCCGCCTAACTCGCTTAAAGTGTCGGAAATAACTTGCGCATTCTTCCTGGCCTTATCTCCATCGGGAGCGTCAAATAAAGCTACCAACGACGGAACACCGGCTTTTTGTGCCGCTTTAAGCCAAAACTCCCAGCCTAATTGTTTAAACTTCCACGGCCAATAGCACATCAAAAGGTCGGAAAACCCGTAAGGGTTTTCGGCTCTCGGATTATTTCGATAAGTTAAAAACTTATAAGAAGCGTTTAACTCCTCGTTTGTCTTTTTCAAGACAGGAACCCAGACCGATTTTTTACCGCCTTGAGTTTTTACAAAACCTATTTTATATACTATGTCTTCAGGGTATTTATTCCGTAAAGAATCGGGAACGATTTTACCTTGCGCATTTTCTTTCCACAAAACTTCGCTGAATGAGTGCCCGTATTCTATTGCCGTTAAAAATTCTTTAACATCCGTTTCCCAATTTAGATTAGCCGTTAAATTATCGCGGATAAATTCATACACCTCATCGCTTGCGTTTCCCTGCTTAATTACAAAAGGAAAACTTGTAACGATGTCTTTTCTAAGCCGTAAGTGCGAACCGATTTTAGCGTCTAAAATCATTTCGTCTACTGTTCTATAAAAACTTACCTTATCCGCCCATAAATCGGCAGGGTTCGGTAAATAAGAAATAACCGACCAAAACTGATCCGGCTGTATAATCTCCATTGCTAATTCGTGTTTCATTTATTCCTCCGTTATTTTTTTCAAGCGTTCTACCTGCTGTCCTGCAATAAATGCGTTTTTCAAATTACGTTCTGCATAATCAGCAATGGCTTCATACAATACGGCAGCACCTTCTGAATCAATACTGTATGGCTCGATAGGGCGGTTTTCGTTATATATCGCTTCCCATTGTTCATAGGATTCTATATTATCAGGAACTTCTATGAGATAAGCCAATGAGTAGCTGTCTGCTCCGCAGTAAAAACGATACTCCTTAAATTCATCATTTATTCTTTTTAGATGCTTAATGTCTTCAGCTGAATGAACCTTTTTTTTTAATTCCATTAATGTATTTCCGCATATAACTTTTGAACCAACTTTCAACTCATCAGCGTTTAACGCTGTATAAACTTTGGTCGTATCAAATTTCATTTTCCTCTCTCCTATTATTTAATGTCTGAACCTGCTTAACGCAGCCTTAAGCCTTGTCGGGGCTGTTTGCAATTTAAACGCAAATACTTCGTTTGTTGTATTTTGCGAAACTTCCCAAGCGTAATAACATGCATCTTGCAAATCGTCAAACTCCGCTTTAGGATACATCGTTAATTGATCAATCGTTTTATTGTGATTTTCTTTCCATTTGAAAAAGCCGTTTTCAATTAAAGGAGATAAGGATAAGATTCTTTCTTTTCCGATCCCCCGTGTTGAAAGCCCTTTAATGGGTAAGTAAACGCTCCTTTGGGCGGCAGCTTCCATAATGTGCTTTTTATAGATTGACTGAAAACCGACCTCTTCAAAGCCTATTAAAATAGGTTTATAAATTAAATATTTTTCAATCAATTTATTTACTGCCATATCAACGGAGCAGCATTGTGCCCATTCGTCAAGCTCGTACAATTCGCCTGATTCCGCAATACCTAAAATAAAGATTGCAAATTCGTCATGCTTCCCTGCCGACGGATCGACGCCCATATAAACACGCAAGGTGTTTATGTCGACTGCGTTATACCGGATAAACCATTCAGGTTTAAAAATACGCTCCTCATCGCTTAAAGGTTCGTTCATGTATTCTGTGCTGAATGCGGCACTGCCTATCTCTCTTTTTTTTGTATTTAATTTTTCATCAGTCCAATATGAAGCCCAAAGAGAAGTCCCTTGCGGCGTAAAGGCTGCAAAGCGTAAGCCTATCCAATTTGTAAGTTCTCCGTCTGCAATGCGTTTTAATAAGCGGCTCGGAACATCGTCTGAATGAAAAATAGTATTTATAATAATTGTAAAAACATCTTGACCTAGAGGAATAACAGCACGCAAGAACCACTGATATATTTTATCTCTTTGGGTGAAAGTGCGGGCCGCCTCATCTTTTAAAATGTCGTCGCAAATAATTAAGTCGGGACGATGCTGCCTAAACTTAACGCCTCTCACGGCGGCCTCTGAACCGAACCCTTTAATTGCAGTCTCATTTTTTAATGTAATAAAATCACTTTTCCAAACCTTACCTTCCATTGCTCCAAAGTCTTCAAAGATAAAATCGTTTCCCTCGATTTCATCTTTTATACTTTGTAAGGCTCTGTTTGCCATATCCTGAGTAGCGCAAAAAATACAAACAAAATTATTTTTCTTAAAAAGAATCCGCCAAAGCGGAAACGCCAATGCCCAGCGCGTGGATTTTGAAAATCCGCGCGGTTCAATATCTACAACGGCTTTTACTTTTTCGGAGGGTATCAAATAAGAATGATACTGCTCTTTAATAAGAGGTTTAATTTCTTCAATATGCTTTTGTGTAAGGCTTTGAGTGTTTGCAATATCAATTAAAGTTTTATGGTAAGGTGCCGGTTCCGAAGAAAAGTAATGCGGCAAGTACGTTTTGCAAAAGTAAAAAAAATCGTTTTCGGCTTTTGCAAGACGTGCTTTCTTTTCTAAAACCTCTTTTGTGTTATCCCCGACAAGTTCTGTTAAAATATCGCTCATTATTTAACCTCAACCTTATCGATGATTACATAAAGCCTTTGTAAAAGGTCAGTGTCGTTTTTAATTGCATTTTGTAATTCTTTTTTTATTTCTTCCTTTGCTTTTTCCAGGGCTTTAATTGCTTTGGTTCGATAATTGGAAAGTTTTAATTGAGCTTCTGCAACACGAGCGGCAGACTGGAATAAGTCGACGGGATCATCAAATTCCAAGCTGTCTATAGTTCGTAAGTCTTTAGCAATAAGACTTGTCATCTGCATAAGAACGGCTTCACTCATTTCCGTTCCGGGGTAGTCCTTTAAAACTTCTGCCATTGCCTTTGCAGCTTCTATTGCTTTTTGAGTATCCTCGATTTCTTCTTTATGCGATTTTATTACACGGCGGATTCCCTCACGGCTGATTGTTACTTTAAGGCCCAGTTCCTGAATTTTTTTATTAACCTCTTCGGTAACATAGACTATCGTATTTTTTCCGCCGTCCCATTTATCGATAATGAGTTCTACAAGACCGTGTTCCTGTGCTTTACTCTTAGCTCCCATACTTGCCTGCCTTTCGATTAAGGAATATTCACGCCTGCATCGCTTTCGATATTTCCCTCAATTAAATCGATTCCCTTTGCGGTGATTTTAAACCAACGCACAAAAGAACGCTCTTTATAGGGGTGAGGAATTTCTTTTTTTTCGGCATAGCCTTTTTCAGCCAGATATTCAAGCGATGAGATAATAACATCCCGTTCGTTATAATCGTAAAAAGCCCGTACAATAACCTGTTCGGGGATTCCGTCAGGATATACGGTGTGTAAAAAGGTAATAAGTTCGCCTCTCAAATATGCAGTTTTTACTTTCATTTCTGTCCCTTCCAAAGTTCAATAATTTTTTCAAGTGTCGTATTATTTTGAGCAATGATTAAATCTTGTACACGGTTTAATTCACTGCGCCATCCGCCCATGTCTTTATAAAAATCATCTTTCTCAAGCTTATCCATTTTTAAAGCACCTATTTCCTTTCGGTGCACATCAATTTCCTTTTTTAGGTCAAAAATTGTTTTATTGAAATTTTCTTCAAGCCTGCTTAACCCGCTTGATAAGCTCTCTTTAAACTCATTTGACCGCTTTGCATCTTCAGCCGCATTTTTTGTCTGCTGCTTAAAAAGATACGAAATAACAAAAGCGATAATTGTAGTTATCGCTGTAGGCCCCCAGTCTTTTGCTGCAATAATCAGTTGTTCAAATCCCATGTCTACCACCTTATTTGAGCTAATCCGAACCCTAATGCTGTCCCGCCTAAAATAGAAATAGGAATACTCCACCACGGAACATTCATCTTATGGTTTAATCTTTTGACTTCTCTTTCAATTTCTAAAGAAAGTGTTTTGTAATATTCTGCATCGGGAGCACTTGCAAGCAATCCTTGTTTATAGCCTTCTGCAAAAGAAGCATCTATGTTCTTGTTCATTTCGCCTAAACAGATAAGTAAAATTTTTTCTACTTCCTCTTTGCTATAAACCTGCTTCGCTAATTTTATGTTGAATTGACTCGGCTGCATCTTGTTTGAGCTTTCCTGTGATTGCGTGTAACTCATTTGCATTACACGCAGTGTCAACAAGATCGCTGCCATCGCTTTTTTTAATTTTTTCATAAACACTTTCCTTTTTATCTTGAGCTTTTATTTTTGCCTCATCAATTTTTTGTTTTGTTTTTTTTCTGTTATTAAAAAAAATAAACACAAAGAAAGCCACAGCCGCGGACATCACGGCTGCAACAGTTTTTACAATCTTACTAAGTATGTTTTTCATGCCACGCTTCTTTTAATTTTTTTAAAATAGCTTCATAAAAGAATACGCTTATGCCGAATATAGTCGCCCACCAAAACCAAACTTCCCGTGGAGCAAAAAAAGCTCCATGCCATAAAAGGAATGCAAAGAAAGCCGAGAATAAGGCAGGTATCCAGACTCGATAGCCCGTAAGCTTATCCTTCTTATCCAGCTTCTTAACGAGCTCGGTAAAGATAACCGTCAACAGTACCGCTATAACCACAAACAGCGGTAAAAATCCAATCAATGATCCCATAACAAGACCTCCTATTTATTTTTTAGCATTTATAAAATGCTTATTAAAAACTTTTCTACATCTGCTTTAAAGTTATTCCAAGCTTCATTTTTTTCGACAAAATATTTAGGGCATATTTTCCCTGTTACGTCGAAGTGCCTGTAAATATCTTTTTGCGGATTTAAATTAAATTGTTTTATCAATGTAGCTGTAAGCTCAACTGCCGCACCGTATGTTTCTTTAGTAAAACGGCCCGTCCAATCAGGATGACAAAGCTCAAGCCCTATAGTGCTGTTGTTAGGATAATAACCTAGACTTTCTTTTATTCCCTGACAGTAGGAATAAGCACCTACATGATGAGCCATTTCGTCTACCGGCAGACATTGTATTATTTCTCCATCCAAGCCTATAATAAAATGAGCAGACGCATATCTTGCCTTTTTAATATCTTTTTGGTTCTTAAGATTTTCAAAATAGTTTCTGTTTGCCAATGCCGAAGTTCCGGCATTTCCTACCCAATGAATAACGATTCCCTTTACCCCTATAAGGTTCTTATTGGGCCTAGAGAATTTATTCTCCGTTAAAAATTTTCTTTCAATTTTCATAACTATATTTTAATCTTTAAAGAAAAAATAAACGGAGCGTAGTAAAACCGGAATAAAAAAACACCGCACAAAAAAGTGCGGTGTTTTTTTTCAAGCTGCAAAATTAAATTCTAATTGATTGTTTCGTGTTTTTCCGAATAGCGGATTAAGCTTTCTTTGCTTATCCTCCAGTTTTGTTCGTCTCCATTCTTGGACGCTTTTAATTGCCCTGAACAAATCAGGCGGTAAATCGTATGATAGTTCACTCTCAGAAAGAATGCTGCTTCCGAGATGCTTAAAGTATTTTGTAAACTCATTAACTCTTCTTCCAAACCCTCGCTTTCCAACATCGTCATAATAAACCTCTATTTCTTTTTCAGGAATTCTTAATGCTGTGCCTACTTTAACGCCCAGTATTAAATACATTTCTAATCTGTAATAAACTTGTCTTGTTGTAACAAGTTTTCCTTCAACAGCCGTCATGATTATTGCCGTTTCAATTGGTGTTAATAACATTTACCCCCCCTTTTAACTATATTTTGAATCGGGATTAAATCCCGCTTTTTTACAAATATCTCTTAATGCAAGAATAACCTTGCTAGCATTAAATACGGTTAAATGCGATATATCTATGACTTTACCTATTCTTAAAATCAAGGCATTTAAACTTTTTTCATCTTTTACACGGGAAGCTAAATCCCAAAGACCTCTTATATAGTATTCTTGTTTTTTTGTAAGACGATCTTTCCCGCCTCCGCTTCGTTGATTTTTAAAAGAATAATTACTTCTCTTTTCTTTTTTGAATGTATAACCCAAATTTTTAAAGCCCTGCATTATTATTTTATATTGAGTTTCTGTTCTTATTTCTGAAGCCGAATAAATCCCCGCCCCGGAAAGAAGGGCTCTGTATGCCTCTTCATTTAATTTTAATTCTTTTTTTGCAATATGTATTGCTGCTAGTTTTTTATTTCTGTCTTTAAGCATCTTCCCCTCCTTATCTTAATGTAAGGAATACTTTTTAGTATTCCTTACATCTTTTTTTTTAATATTTAGCCTGCTAATTTTGCCAGCTCTTGATTGACCAAATCCCTTTTGGTTTCTGCAAAAAAATCTTCTTTAGATTTTCTCGCAGCTCCGACTTGGCTCAATGTTTCATCATCAAGGCTTAACATTCTTTCTTTATCCGGCTCAATTTTAACACGGACAAATTCTTTTAAGCCTAGTTTCTGTAAAAGCTCTGCTGTCTGTTTTGTACATGAAATCGAATCCGGAGCCTTTCTAAATCCTATAGAACCGAATTGTAAATCAATAGTTTTTTTGTCTTGAAATAATTCGGACCTAAAGTAAACGGCATAGGCTTTTAAAGAATCCACATGCGACTTGTATGTATCTCTTAACACCTTTCCATCGTTTGCCGCTTTTTCTTTAATGTCTGCAATTTTTTTATTTGCAGCATTATCAATCTTTTCCCACTGTGCTTCAAGTTCGCACATCTCTTTTAAAATCTTTTCAGCTTCCTCGATAGTCGTTATCGTTGCTGCATTTGATTTTGTTCTTGCCATAAAACATCTCCTTGTAATAAAATATTTTTCTCTTTTACGCTGCAGGCGGTTCATCATCACCTGCAACATAAAAATTATCATTGATAATTTTGCGTATATCAAATACCAGACTGCGGATAACTAAACAGGATTCAGTGCCCTGATCTTCTATGATACCGCACGATGCCGTATTTTCAATTTGCAAAAGTTTGTCCATCAAAAGCTCGTAAGCTTTTTCATTTACTTTCATTTTATACCTCCCTTACTTTCCATCATTGTCCCGAATCTTGTATCTTCCGGAGCCTCTATTTTCCCGTTATTTTCGTACATCTCGATTTTTGCGTAATATGCCTCAAAAGCCATACAAACATTCTTTTGCATGTCCTGCCATTCAATTTCCGGTAATCCGGCTGGGCGAGTAAACAAAATATCAGCAACGGGGAAACGGCCCATACCACGCCGAAATCCCCACAATTCTTCGCCGTAAATCTCTACACGGTAATTTTCAAGTTTAATACCGCTTCTTGTTTTACGCTTAAAAATTGTTGCAAGCTCCTCATCATAAGTCCCGTCATCATCTTCCAATCCTGCGGTATAAATCTTCCCGTCTTCTTCATCACAAGGAGCCGGAAGAGCTTTCCTTGTTGATATGCCGGCTTCCGAATAGGCCTCCATTAAAGTCAGAGTGTTTAAAAGTTCGGGCTTGTCATAAAAATAATCGTAAAGCTTTATATAGTTTCTTATGGTTGCCGGAGATATATCAAGATTAGATTCGGCCCAAACCTTAAAAGCATTTCTGTCGTTTGAAGCTAAAAATCGTTGAACATTAACAAGCTGCTCTCCAATTTCAAAGGCTATTAAAACACCTTTTTTCATAAGATCATAAAGCTTTTTATGATTTTTATTTATCTCTTTTGCCTCATCCTTATATAAAGATTTTATATTTACAAGGCTTTTTGAATTATCCATGTTTTACACTCCTTTCCCATAATTACGGCGTAATATCATGCTTCCTGCCATTTCGATAACTTCAACATCAGGCTCTGATATTTTGTTCACTGTCATAATGTTTTGTGCACGGTTGATAATTTTTACGAATTGCCTTACATCTTTTCGGCTTATCTCATAAATCGAATCGATAACCTCTTTTGAAGCATTTTCCCAAACACTTACAGCAATCTTTTGTGCATCCGGTTTTGTAAGCCCGTCCAGTCTCAAAAAAACACCTATTCGGCTTTCAAGCTGTCTGTGGTCATTCTTTAAATTCTGAATAGTCCAAACCAGTTTAGGTAAGCCGATAAGCACAAGGCCTGTTTCCCCCAAGTCATTTATAAGCCGACGGCTGAACTCCAATGCATCACTTTTTAACCCGTCCGCTTCATCAATAATAACAATCATATCCCTGTCCTTTAATGTGCTTGTTACATTATTAACAAGGGCATCAAAATTGATCCGGTATGTATCAAGCCCCAGCTGCTTGGCTATTTCTTGCGTCATAACTTTTTTATTCATTGCCCCGGAACATTTTATTAAGACTGTATTCCTTTCGTTCTCCTCTGCATACCTTTCGGCGGTTGTCGTCTTTCCGCCTCCTGCATCGGATACAATTAAAGCAATATCCTTTTCATCATGCGCAAGTCTGATAGCACGTGTCATCTGCTTCATTACGGAAGTTTCAACAATTGGAACATGCTTCCGCTCTGCAGCTTCAGTCTTTCTGGCTATCCATTTAATGATAGCCTCTTCAACCTTCGCCGTATCTCCCTTATACGTTTCGTTTAAGTATTGACTTAAAACGCTTGACGTATAACCCATTTCTTTAGCCGCCTTGTTTTGACTTATTTCGTAACGGGCTAAAGTTTCCGCTAATCTTTCTTTTATAGAAAGATTCTCTTTTACTTGTCTGTCGCACATATAAATGCCTCCTCATCAATATTAAAATAATTTTGATATTTACCTTTGGTTATCTGCCTGTCTTCTGCTCCGGCTGCTTTTGGTTCTTCTTCAATCTGCGGAATATATTGTTCCACACGCGGAATTTCAACTCCTGTAGCTTCCATCGCAATTTCAAGCATGTTTTTAGGTTTTGTTGTAAGGTGAGTTAATCTGCTTTGCTCTTTAACTTTCTGCCTTATATCCCTTCTTACACGGTTTACAAACTCGTTATCTTTTTCCATGTTTCCCGTTTCCATAAAGACATCTGCATAAGCTTTGCAAAGAAGTTGTCCTTTATTGTTACAGATTAAAGCCTCGTTCCTGTTTGTAAGGTTTACGCGGACTATAACCTGTTGGCCAGTAAGCCCTATAAGCTCTTCTGCCCAGTAATCGGCTCCTCCTACACTTACTCCGTTTTCTCTGACGGTTCGTAATTCACCGCGTGTCAGTGCAAGCTGCACGGTTGCAGGATCGGGCTTTCTTATTGCCTCAGGCATATTTTGAATAAATGCTTGTTCAGGGGTTAAGCCTTTTCTATCTTTAGCATCGCTAACCCATTCGGTATTGTACCAATTTACCCAATAGGTAATTTCTTTGATAAAGTCTTCCCAGCTTCCTACATCGTTTCGCTTAGCTTTTCCTTTCATAGCTCGCCAATAAAGTTTTTGCTCGTCAACTCTTGCTGCCGTATTACTGCCGATATAGTTCCCTGTATTTTTGGAATAATACTCTTCAAGGATTTTATAAAACCTTTCTTGGACACCCTTTGATTGGCCATGATAGGCTCTTGCATATTGAAGTCTGCTTCCGCATGTTACTATTGCTCCCGTGATGATAACTTCTTCCTCATGCTCTATTCCGTCCTTATCAATAGCTTTCATCTTTATTTTTTGGCCCTTGATAGTTTTTCCCTTATAGTCTTTTCCGTTGTCGACATGCACCATTTCAGGAATTCCGAAGCGCATAATCATCATGTAGTAAGCCGCTAAAATTGTTTGAGAATTCGGATTGATACTTACACACCAGCCCAAAATAGCCCCGGATCGTACATCAGCAAAAGTAGTAATCCAAGGAATTACAAGTTTCCCGTTGTGCATTACAACGCGGTCAATTCTGTGATGGTCGCCTTGTACCTGATCCATAGCTTTTAATAACTTTTTGTCCCTCTCTATATATGGGAAATGCTTAGCCTCAAAAGCTTCTTGACTCAACTGATAAAAATCCACCATAACCTCCGGAAGGCTTTTTAAATACCTTCTACAGGTGGCGTATGTTGCTGTGGATTCCTTTATGTTAGCTTTCATACTTAAAAAGCAATGTCTTATACTCCGTTTGGTATAATCAAGATAAAAGAATATAAGAGATTCTTTTTCTGTTGCAGTAAGACTGGATCCTGCCCCACATTCCTTACCGCTTTTTGAATAAAGCGGTGTAATGCCGGAAAGGCCGGTCTCCTTTTCATCCTTAAGCCATCGGTACAGAGTTCTGTCGTTTAACTCTTTCCCATATTTTTTTCTATATGCAATACTTATCCTTCCTGCATTAAATGCTATACAAAAATCCTGAACTTTTAATCCTGCACACTTATAGCTGTTTATTATTCCTGCCTTTAGTTTTGCTGTCTTGCGTTCGACTTCAGTAGCCTGTAAAAAAGTTAAGGGTTCCTTTGTTTCGGATACAATAGTCTTTCCTCTTTGGATTAAAGCCAATTGTACTTCTGCAGGAAGCTTATCGCAAAGCCAAAACATCGCACCTTTTTTCTTCATGTATTGCCAATGCTCTTTCCTTGCCCGCTCCAAGATACTTTTTTTACTCAAGTCCAAAACTTCAGCGATGTCTTTAGTTGCTACCGTTTTCATGCTGCCCCCTTATTCCGCTCCTGTTCTTTTTTATTCATCTCTGCTATTTCATCTTGAGTTCTAGGCGGAAAAAGCTCTGATACCGGCATTTTAAAAAAGGCTGCAATCCGTTTTTCATTTATGGGACTTCGCCTTGTTCCGTTTATTATTTCAGTTAAAACTGTGTAGTTTATTTTTAATTTTACGGCTAATTCGGAAACGCTTGCAATCTTAAATTTTACCATTGCTTTTTTTACATTAAAAAGCCTTTCAATATCCTTTGGATAAGGTCTTTGGGTAACCTTGTATTTTCTAAACTCCTCATAAGTTAAAGCCATAGTAACCTCCGCTTAAAATAAATTTTGCTGTTTTTTTAAGCTTAAATAAAAGCTCTTGCATAATTTCTTGTTTTCTGTTATAATATCCTCATCTGTTAGGGCTTTGTGCCCTATTACTTGTTTGTCAAGCCGTGCAGCCTCAAATCCGCACGGCTTCTTTTTTATCTGTCTATACATTTTTGTTTTCCTCCTGTTGTCTGCCTGTTTAAGTTGATTCTTTCTGCGTCATTAGCGCCCCGATAAAAAGCAATATTATTGGTCTTTTGGTTTTTACTTTTAATCCTGCTTGTTTCATAATGCACTTTGTATAGCTCAACAATATATTTTTCTATTGCCTCTAACTGACTTTCTCTTTTATTTGCCCAAGAATAAAGTTCTCCTGCTTGCAGCATTCTTTTGTAAAGAGACGCTGCCATACCTTCTTTATAAGAATTTATGTAAGGCTTCTTGGCATTTTTCCTTATGTTTTGCTTTGCCATCCTGTTTACGGTCTTAACAAGATATTGGTACATTTCTTTAGAGATAAATACATCAGTTTCGGCTCCGTGAAAGCGGACAACCAGCGAATTGTAGTCATTAACAATTCTAATAACGGTGCCGTTTATCCAAGCAACACCTTTTGCTATTATATATTGCCAATGAGGACGTGATTTCAAATACTTTGTTTCTTCTGTATAGACATTGCAGTCCTGCTCGCTTAATCCGTTTTCTTCCATAAGTTTTCTAGCCTTTTCCAATGCTGCCATAGCTTCATTTTCATTCGGACTTTTGGAAAGTGCCAATAATTTTTTTATCTTTTTCTTTATTTGTTCATTCATTTTTTATTCCTCAAGTAATGATACAATTTGTGCGGGGGTTAAGCCTTGTTTGTTTAATGTTAAGATTGCAACAGCGGCGGCCCGTTCTTTGCCTGAATAAGTCATTGACATAACGGCGTGTTGGATTTGACCGTTAGATAGTGCAAGGTATTCAGTGCCTTCCATGTAAGGCGGATGTTTACCGTTTAAAAAGATTGAACTCATTTACTCATCCTCCAGTCCATAAAAGCTCATTGTCATTCCCTCAGCTAACCTCGAAAATTCTTTGTGTCCTTTGATAAGATTATTTGTAAGAGATGAAGGAAAAACCTTAAAAGTTATTACCGGAGGTTTTTCTCCTTTTTGGATTGGAACATCTGTATCAACCATTTGTTGAAGAATTTTTTCTGCATCCTCTTTTGTTTTTGCGTAAATAACTTCATTGAAAACGGTGGTTTGGTCATATTCAAATTCTACCGTTATTTTAGCGACAAATCGTTGAAGATTATGTTTTTTAGTATAGGTTGAAAAATCAAAATCCATATTTTCTTTACTCCTTTATTTCATTAGTTTGTTTAAAAATTTGATTAAAAAATTACAGTCCTCTATTGCCTGCTTTTTACTATAGAGAACAGCATTTTTACGCCAGCTGTTTATGATTGAAAGCGCTTTTTCCTTATCTGCCCTGATTAGGTCGATGGTGCAAGGCTCTTTTTCGCCTGAAGCTCTGCGTTCTTCTTTTTGAGCGATTGCCTGTTGTAAGCCGGTTAGTCGTTCGGTTAGTTGACTCATCTTTCTACCTCCTTATTTTTATCATCAAGTGATGAAATAAAAATCTTTTCTTTTTTTGTGAGTTCTTTATGTCCCTTGTCGCTTCTTAATTCTGCTTTCGTTGCATATTTCCATGCTATCACGTGCTCTGTGCAAGGGGATCCAAAAAGATAAAAATCCTGTTCGTTTCCTGTTTTGTCATAAAGAGCCAGACTCCAATTGTTATCTATGCTGTTTAATAAAACCCATACAACACAAAAATCTTTATCAGGAAATCTTTTGTTAGAAAATATTTGGTTCGTTTTCATATCTTATTCCTCCATTGTGAAAAACTTCCTCTAAAAAAATGCCGCTGCAAGTATTGTCCCTTGCCGGACCGCCTGCGGCTCAGCGTGGGTTTACGAATCCCCCTAACGGGTTACGGTGCCGCCGTCATCTAGCTGCCTTTCGCGGCTAACCGAAAGGTTCTCCAATTCCTAATTAAGCATTTATAATTAAAAATTGAATAAGCCCCGTGCAGGATTTGAACCTGCATAAACCTTTAAAATAACGGGCAAAAAAGGTCTAAAAACCAATCGGAGCAGCCTTAAAATCAATGCTTTAAGGCTATAAAAACACCCTTAAATTTGATATAATGCCTTTGTCGAAAACCTATAAAATTTAAGGAGTGAAATTATGAATTACAGAACAAAAGAAAATCTTTATCCCTTTGCCGAAATCCTTGCTACAGCCGTATCAGGATTTATTTTAAGAAACTTCAATGATGAAGAATGCGAGGATCAAAAAAAATTTGACTTGCATTTAAAACCGGTTTATCAATTTGTAAAAGATCCGTCTAATTTTTGGAAATATTACAAAACCTTGTATTTTATGCGGGCTTTAAATACAAACGAATTTCGGCTGATTGAAAGCACGGCAAATGAACATCCTGAAAGTATGATTGATGGGCTAATTCAAGACAGCCTTGTTGAAGCTGCGGAGCTTGCTTTAAAAGGCTATAAGGAAATTCACGATTATGAAATAAAACGGAAATCATTCAATCTTCCTGAAAGTTTTTTAGCCCAATATCCGGTAGAAGAAAAAGAACCTTGTCCAAAACCTAAAATTCCTAAAGAAATCAAAGAACATTTGCAAAACAAATAAATTCCTTAGATTTTTTTGTACATACTAATAAAGATTTTTTCCCCCTGTTCGGAGCGGCGACAACAGTACGGTTCTCAAACATTCGTAGTGTTTCATTACTGTAATGTCGCCGATTGTGTTGTATACATCCGTTTTTAACCTTTGCAGAAAACCTTTGAGGATCGTAGTCGGATGCCCACAAAGCCAATGCTTTAAGAGACTTTCTTACAGGATATCTTTCCCACGATTTTTCCCATTTTTTAAATAAATAATAATCCCTTATTATATCACTCATAAATAAACCCTCCTGTTTTATTTTTAACTCAATAAGTCCTCTATCTCATCCCAAAGCCTCATAAAATAAATCATAATAGCAAAAGCTAAAGATCCGGCGCAAATACCTATTATACCCAATAAGCAATAATATAAAAATGTTTTTATGCTAATCATAAATAAACCCTCCATAAGCGAAAAATCTCCGCTAAGCCCCGTGCAGGACTTGAACCTGCATTAAAGAAATGTCTATTGACTTTTTTAAATCATAATATTTAGGAGAATTATGCTTTCCTTTAAGAAACCTTCCGGAGCGTGATTCCGTTTTTTTATTTTGGCAAAACAGCCGCACATCGGTATAAGCGGTTACGCTAAAAGTCGGTCTCTTAAAACGCTTTTCTGTTTTGTCAGGTCTTATCCTTGCCTATCGCATTGCAATAATAAAACCGCTGTCAAATATCTTTTAATAGTCTTTTTAGGAACCTGCTCCGTTCCCCTCTATTAAATTATCCCGTTTTAGGGTATAATCTTGTGGCGAAAAATATTCGCCGTTTTTCCCAAGTGTTGGGTAAAGTGGCGAAAAATGTTCGCCGATATGTTTATAGTATACGCTATTTTAGAATAATGTCAAGCGGAAAATGAATAATTTAAGGAAAAAAGATGGAAAATTTACAAAAAATAATCGGAAATCGCTTAAAATATATACGAGAAAGATATTTTAAGCTAAATCAGACTACTTTTGCTTTAGATTTGAATACAAATCAAACCACATTATCAAAATATGAGAATGGTTCTACAGCACTACCCGATGATATTAAATTTATTTTAAGCGAAAAAGGAATAAATGTTCATTGGCTCCTTACAGGTGAAGGAGAACCTTTTCTAAAAGAAGGAAGCGAGTCGGAGAAACCTGCAATCTTACAAGAACTTGAAAAAACGGCTGTAGAAGCAACGGCTCAAAAATTTGCAGAACACGAAAACCGTTTTACAGAAATAGAAGCAGAACTTCGAGAACTCCGCTCTCTGTATGAACAAAAATTTAAAAACGAACCTCCGCAGCCTGACAGCGTCTCCGAACCTGCCCCGTCGTATACCGCAGCCTATGAAGAACCGGAAGAAACTGTAGACCTGCCGTTGGCTCAAAATCTTGCAGCCGGTATTCCTGTTGAAGCCTCAGATGTAAACGACACCTTTCCTGTGCCTAAAAAACTAATCCCCAATAAACGAAAAAAATACTGTGTTGCAAAGATTAAAGGAAGCAGTATGACCGAAGCAGGAATTGAAAACGGCTCCTGCGTCCTATTGGAATACACCGATCAGCCCATCGACGGAGATATTATGGTCGTAAGTTACAACTCAAACACAACGCTTAAACTCTTACATCAAAACATAAAAGGAGAATGGGAACTTTTATATCAAGACGGTTCCGGGGCAAAAATAGAGCTTAAAGATGGGGACTGGGAAGTCAAGGGGCGGTTCGTTGCGGTTTTGCCCAAAAAACGCCAATAACGCGTCTTTTGGGGTTAAGTCGGAACATTTAACGGCTTTTAAAATAAAACGCCAAAAAACTGTTAGAATTTCGTTCGAATAGGGGTATTTTAGGTGGAGAACAGCTTGTAAATTCGGCTTATGGCTGATATAATAAAAAAAACACGAAACTAGGAGAAAAAATGAAAAAAACGGTAATTTTAATTTGTAGTCTTTTTACTTTAATTTTACTTATTGGATGTGCTTCAATGGCAACAACAAAAGCCGCTAGATTATATTGGGCGCAACCTTACGAAATATTAGTAAAGACTCATGAAAATATAGAGGAATCGTGGATAAATAATATCATGCCTATTTATAAAGATTACAATAAGCTTTTTGCGACTATGAATATAGTATCAATAGGTAAGAGAAAACCAAGCGATGAAAGAATGTCTGCTTTAAAAAAAGCAGGATATAACTTTGACGCCGTTTATTATTTTTCTGTTAATTACCAGGGAAAGGATTGGCAATTTATAAAAAAGTTAAATTTTAAAACTGATGATAGAATTGTTAACCTTGAAGATAATAATCCTGAAAGACATACCATCACACTCAGTACTGTTTTTTGTGTAGAGAAGGCTGACTTTTTTCTTTCAAATGAAGATGATATTAAAAGCCTATTAAATACTCAGAGCCTGTCCATCCAATACACAGGCTCTCCCATAATCAAACTACCGGAAGAAGCAATACAAAAAATCAAAGAATTTATAAAAAGCGAAATAATAACAACACCCAGTAAAAACTGGTAACCAACGGCCCCGCATCTTGCGGGGCTTTTTTTTATCCAAAACCTTTTTCATAAAAATACACAATCCTTTAGCTATGCTCCGTTAAGCCTTTTTTAAGTTTTGTATACTGCCCGTATGAAAACACGAATAAGACAAATTGCACGGGCTGGTATTTTCGGTTCAACCGAAAACCCGCAGACTGTAACGGAACAAGACTTAAAAGAAATCTACGAATCTTTTGCAGAAATGAATTCCAGTCCCATTGTTTTGGGACACGACTTTTCAGGAAGCAATCCCCGCTTCGGTGAAGTAGTCGGCTTGGAGCTTAAAGACGGCTTTTTGTACGGTATTACAAAAGAGCAGGATGCTCTTGCCGATGCCGTAGAGCAAGGCTTCTTTCCCGACCTTTCAATCGGAGCAAAGCGTTCTGCCGAAACTGGAAAACTCTATCTTCATCATCTCGCCTATTTGGGAGAAGAGCCTCCTGCAATTAAAAATTTGCGTTCTTCAATTACCGAATCCCTTGCTGCAATAGCAGCTTCGGACATAAAGGATGTGTTGTTTTTCCCATCCATCAAATCTAAAACAATCGCATTAAGCGATATAGGAGGTTCAAAAGTGAACGAAGAGGAATTGAAAAAAAGAATTGCAGAGCTTGAAGCTCAAAATGCAACTCTTAAACAGGAGCTTGAAAAAGCAAAACAGACAGGAGGCTCTTCGGAAAGTACCGAAAAGCTCAAAGCCGAAAACGAGGAGCTTAAAACAAAACTCGCAAAGCTCGCGGAAAAATATCCGGAAGAGGACTTGGCTCTTTCCGATTCAAATCCGCAAACCAAAGCGCTTTTGTCCGAAATCCGCAAGACCAAAACTGAAAGTTTGTTGGGCTTGGCAAAGGCAAAACTTCCGCCTGCAGCTCATGGTGCTGTGTCGGCCCTTGCCGGTATGCTGCCTGCAACAGGAACTATCGCCCTTTCGGACGGCAAGCAAACTACAGGATTCGATTTGGTTAAAGATATCTTAAACGCTATCCCCGACCAAGTTTTAACGCAGGAAGTTATAGGGCTATCCGATCCCGATTCGGGTAAAACCCAAGAGCCGGTAAGTGCCGCTAAAATGATGGGCTGCATTTAGCATGTATTAAAATCATAAGGAGAAAAAAATGATACTTGGAAATTTAGGAAAAGTAAAGGTGAGCGAAACGGCAGTTGTCGTTGGCGAAAATTTCTTTACTGAAACAATGCCTTTAAAAGACGGCATGAAAAACTTGTTTGCCGGAACCATTTTAAAAATGGGAGCCGGCGAAAAGTTGGAACACCTTGAGGGCACAGGCTCGGAAGATCCGATTGCCGTTTTAAACGAAACAATCGACGGAGAAAGCAAAGACACCTCCGCCGTAGTTATCGTTTTCGGCAGGGTAAAAAGAGAAGCCTTAACCTTTAAGGACGGAACCGCCGTTACCAATGCACAGGTTGAGGCATTGCGCAAAAACGGAATTTATGCAACCAAAGGAGAAAAATAATGCCTTTAAACATTCAATCAACATTGAGCGCGTATTTTACGCCCCGAAACATTCAAGATGTTTTGCTTAAGATGCCTAAACCGAAAAGCTCTATCAAGGACTTACTCTTTTCGGAGAGCAACAAAAAACAAAAGACATCTCCCTTTCTTTCAGTCTCGGAAGTTAAAGATGTAACGGGAGCTGTTCCCGTTGTAAAGCGAGGGGCCGCCTCTTACCCCGTCGGGTCCGGTTCTGAAGAAATAGAACTCATTCAGCCTGAAGGCTTTAAGCCATCAAGTTTTATTTCCGCAAGAGACCTAAACGATTCTATTGCTTTGGGCGATGTTCAAAGCATTAACGAAAAGCTCACCGACAAGGTAGAAGAGCTTAGAAACAGAATCATAACCTCAACGGAAATTCTTTGTGCTCAATCTCTTTCTGGAACTATCGCTTACCCTGCTGCAACTGCAGGCGGTGCATTCGACACCTACAAAGTCGAAATCGGCAAGGCTCAAAAAATGACAGACACCGACATCACCGGTAAGGCTATCAACATATTGCAGGCAAATCTTGAGCAGCATTTTTTGGAGCAAATGAAAACGGGTTATTCAGCCGATATCCGCTTCCTTGCAGGAAGTGATGCTTACGCAGAAATTGTCAAAATAATATCCGGCACTCAAAACGCAAGCATTCCCGTACAGTGGACGGATTGGGGCTGCGTTCTTTTCGGCAAATACAAAATCATGCCCTTAAGTGCAACCTATGCAGTCCCGGGCTCGACAAGTCTTACCAATGTTATCGAATCAAAAACGATAAAGACGATAGACCTTGCAAATCCCGGAACTCTTTTTTACCTTGCTCTTGATGACCTTGATGCAGGATTAAGATCCATGCCGTTTTTTGCGAAACAGGTAGAAAGCAAAGATCCGTCCGGTTACAAAATAATCGGAATGAGTAAGCCGTTCCCTGCCGTTGCAGTCTCAAAAACGGTTGACCGCAAGTACCTTGCGTAAAAAAAAGAAGAGAGAAAAAAGCGATGAGTGATATGTTTAATTTGCCTTCAACCCCTGTTTACTCAAATGAGCAACCCTCCGCTCATGAGCCGCTCAAGCAAGAAAATAATCCTCTTCGCTTTTCAATCTCCGTATCCGACATAAAAGATTTCATAAGCCCTAAGCTCTACGGTGAATTAAGCTGGGATGAAAACCGAAGTGCAGAAGAAGTAACTCAAGACTGTATCGTCAAGGCAACCGCCTTAGCCGAAACTATGCTTCATCTCGTGGACGAAAAATTAAACGAGTACAGCAAAACCCAAGCTGAAATTATTAAAACGCTTACGGTCTACGAACTTTATATGTATAACGGTGATCGTTACAGAGCAAAGGGCTACATGGAAAAAGCCGAACGGTTAATAAGCGACCGTTACCGTTCAATCGAAAAAGAAAGAGAAGCTGCAATTCCTTTTATTGCTGTTTCAAAAGCCAAAAAAGAAAGCTTTAAAATTAAATAGGAGAAAGTAAATGCAGGTAAAAATCGAATTTGAAGAACACATAAAAGGAAGTTTTTTCAATCGTCTTGCGAACCCTAAACCCTTAATGAAAGAGCTGTCTCTTAAAGCTTTATCGGCAATTCAAAAGAACATCGAAGGCGGTATAAAGCCCGATAATGCACCCTTAACTAAGACTGTAAAGCAGGGCAATAATACCTTGCGTGATTCAGGCCGCCTTAGGGCAAGTCTAACAGCCCGTCATTCGGATACGGAAGCAGTTGTAGGTACAAATGTACTTTACGCTCATATTCACAATCCCGAAGACGGAAGAACGGAAACCGTAATCCGTCCTAAAAATGCAAAGTTTTTATGTGTTCCCGCGGGGCCCGAAACTCGTAAACTCTTCCGGAAATACGGTTGGTCTCCTCGTGAAGTAATTGCAGCTCTTGAAGCTAAAGGCTTTGCGGTTTATCGCCCGTACAAAAGAGGCGGCGGGGAACGCAGCAATGTAATTATGGCAAAAGAAAAAGGCAAAGAACCTTTTGCTGTTTTTGTTTTAAAAAAAAGCATAAAGATTCCGGTTCGTCCTTTTATGTTTTTGCCTGATGAAGTAATCGCAGCTATAGAACAAAGGATAGGAGAATATTATGAAGCCTAATTTCCTTGAAGCAGTCAAAGCCTATGCAGCACACTTACAATCACAAACAGGCACTCAGGCTGTTATCATGCCGTCATTGCTTAAAAGTGAAAAGTTCCATGTGGAGCTTAATCTTTTACCTCATCCTGTTATCGTAGGCAACGGCAGAATCCGTCTTAGACTTAGAGCAACCGTCTACGCCGAAATCCCCGCAAGTGATCCCGGTATAAACGACTGCTTAAAGCGCTCCGTTCTTTTAGCAAATTTCTTTGACCAAGCGGAAGGTTTTACCGTCCGCGAGCAATCACATGAGGGACAGGCTGTGTACGGCATGGCTTATCACACATCCCTTCGGGAAGATGACGATCTTTTTTCCGACTTACAGGAAACTGAAGATCGTTCATTTTCGTATAACGAAAGCTGGCTCGTTGAATTGGAAATCAATTCAGACGATTTTATTTAAATTTTTTAAGGAGAAAAAAACTATGGATTTGACAAAATCTCAAAACCCCGACAGCATGGTTCTGGGTTCTGCTAAAATTGAACTTTCAACTCAAGGGATTGAAATCGATAAAATAAAAAAAACTTGGGATTTTAAAGATCTTGAAGATCTGGGATTAGCAAGAGGAATTAAGATTTCTTTTTCGTCGAGTAAGATCGATGTAAAAGCCGATAACGGCACCGTTCCATTAAAAGGTCAAATCGACAATAAAGCAAAAGTCGAATTTGTATTGCTTGAACGGTATGTTCCTCTTTTGGGGAAAATCATGAAAGGAATAGTTACCGTTAAAATTGTTCCGGGTACCAAGAAAAAAGAAACGGAAGTTTTTACCGCCGAAAAAGATAAGTTTTACGAATTTAAGTATGCGAACTATGACGGTTCCAAACCTGAAAATATTGTCATTAAACAGGGCACGAAAACTTTAACCTCAAACACCGATTATATCGTTGAGAAAAATTCGGCAGATATATGGGGTTATAAATTCCCCGCTGCAGGTACTTTGGATGTTTCAAAACCTGTTACAATAGAATATGAGGTTACACGCATTAAAGCCTATTCTCTTTGTAAAGGTTCAGGCGGGGTTGTAGAGCCTATCGCTTTAAAGCTTACAAATAATCGTAAGTCTCAAGACGGCAGAATTATAGCCCGCACTTTTGCATTCCCTTACGGCTTTTATGACGGTGAAGATTCAATCACTTTCAAATCAAAAAACGATTCGGATAATGTTGCTGAAGTTCCTGTCAGCTTTGAATTTTCCCCGCACCCCGATTTGGTCTTAGATAATGAAATGGAATCGGAAAGTCTTTACAAGGAAACCCCTGAAAATTAACAAAAAAAACATATAGCTAGGAATTGGCTCTAACCCAAATTCCTAGCTAAAATATAGGAGAGATAAAAAAAATGGCAAAAAACTTAATCAATCTTGATCTTCTGCGTTCTGAAAGTCAAAAGGTTAAATTTTTAGGAAAAGAATTTGAAGTAGGTTATATCCCGTCAGGGCTTGCAATCCCTTTGATCGAAAATCATAACAAAAACATAAAAGAGCAAAAAGAAAGTGATAGTCAGGAAAAGCTTTTAAAGGACAATATAAAATCCGTTTCTCTTTTTTGCTCATTTTATGAACCGGATTTTACCGAAGAGTTTTTATCAAAACAAGCAAGCGATAAACAAATCGAGCAAATGTATCAGCTCATCGTTTTAGCAATACTTAAAAACTTTTCTGCGGCAGTCTCAAATGATGATTCTGAATCTTCTACCTCTGTTGAAAAAAAAACGACTGGGGAGAACTGATAGATCAGGCAATGCTTATGTATGGAGTTTCAGAAGATCTTATATTAAAAACTTGGTCTTTAGAAACTATTATAAAAAAGGTACGACACGGCTTTGACTTTATTCTTTTACAAAAAGGTGTTGTAAAAGAAAAAAAAGAAAAGCCTTTAAGTGATGATGAAATAAGTAAACTTTATAATTAGGAATAAAAATGGCAGTAACGGCAAGGGAACTTTTATTTAAAATAATAGGCGACTCGGAGCAATTTAATAAGGCTGTAGAAGAAAGCACAAACCGGCTTGATGATTTTAAAAAGAAAACAAAGGACGCTAACGAACTTTTTGGCCAAGTCTCCAAGCAAGCGGCCGTTGCAAGTACGGCAATAGCCGCTTTGGGGATTGCGGCCGCAAAAATGGCTAGAGACTTTAACGAAGGCTTCGGAAAAGTACAAACCCTCATTCCGGGTGCAAAAGAACGGGTAAAAGAATTCCAAGATGAAATTTTAAACCTTTCTCCTGCCGTAGGGAAAACCACAAAAGATTTAACCGACGGTCTTTACGAAGTTATCTCTGCCTTCGGAGACAGTGCCGACAGTGCTAAAAACTTGGAGCTTGCCGCAAAGGGTGCCACGGCAGGAGGAGCGACCACAAAAGACTCTATAGCTCTTCTTTCAGCCGTTACAAAAGGTTATGGCGATACATCTAACATCGCTCAAAAAAAAGTTTCAGACCTTGCTTTCACAACCGTAAAACTCGGACAAACTTCTTTTCCGGAACTTGCCGCTTCAATTCAGCGTGTTACCTCTCAAAGCAATATTTTAAAAATAAGTCAAGAAGAATTGTTTTCCGTATTCTCTTCCGGTACCGGTGTTATAGGAGGAGCTGCGGAAGTCTCGACAAAATTTTCTGCACTGCTTACCGAAATGCAAAAGCCGGGGGACAGGCTCGCAAAAACTTTCAAGGCTCTTGGTGTCGAATCAGGAACTGAACTTATCGAAAACTTTGGAGGTCTTCAAGGTGCATTGCAGGCCTTAAAATCCGAAGCCGAAAAAACGGGAGAACCTATAAGCAATCTTTTCGGTTCTGCCGAAGCCGGAAAACTCGCTCTCTATGCTTCAGGGGAAGGTGCTGCCAAATTTACAAGCGACCTTCAAGCTATGAATCAGGCAGCAGGAGCCACCGAGCAGGCTTTTAAAGACGCCACGACCGAAGGCCCTAACGCCTTCGGCTTTCAACTACAACAAGCAAGCCTGAATGCTCAAGCCTTTGCCGTTAAAGTCGGACAAGAATTGATTCCTACCTTACAATCTCTTTTAAATCCTCTTTTTAAAGGCATTGAATATTTAAAAAATTTAGATGCTCAAACAATTAAAACTATAGTCGGCGTCGGTAAAATAATTCTTACTGCAACAGCATTAACGGCTGTCGTCATGGGTGTAAAAAAAGCTGTCGATGCCGTTAAACTTTCGATGATTGCATTAAAAGGAGCCTTTGCTGCAAATCCTTTTGGTCTTTTTGTTGTTGGTGTAACAACTGCAATAGTTGCCATTAAAGAACTCTGTTCTTGGTTAGACCGTGCTTCCGAAAAGCAAAAAGAAGTAGAACGCCAAGCTCTTCGCTCATCTCTTTCTTTCCCTAAAGAAGCAGAAAGTGCAATCTATCTTTCAAAAGCATACATAGAACTGGCAGACAAAACAAACTTAACGGCGGAAGAAAAACTAAAACTTCAAAAGCAAACCGAGCAGCTTATACAATTATCTCCTGAACTTGCAGGTAAGTTATCACTGGAAGAATCCGGTTATAAAAACAATTTAGAAGTTTTAAAAAATTTTAATGCCGAAAAAATAAAAGAGATCGAACTTAATATTCAAAATGCAAAAACCGCTCATGGAAATATTTCAAGAATTATAGAAGATAATAAAAAGCACCTTGAATTATTAAAACAAACAAACGAATATAAAGTAAATGCAAAAGGTGATTATGGTTATGGTATTAACGATAAACAAATAAAAAAAGAAGAGGCTGCTTTAAAAGAATTAATTGAAAAAGAAAAAATCTTTTCGGAAGAAATTTCAAAAAATGAGATTTTACTTGCCCAATTAAAAGACAGTAAAACTGCATTGGACTCTGAAACCAAAGAAAAACCGGATGCCGGCAAAAATGAAAAATCTGCACATGCAAAAAAATTAGATGATTTAGATGCGGCCTTTAAAAGAGAAACAGAAATCATTTCAAATCGCAATATCGAAAAAAATAAAAAAGATGAAGAATTAAAAGCTGCCGAAGAAAAATACTATAACAATAGGCTTAATCTTCTTGAGCAATTTCATAATGAAAATCTGGAAAAAGGTAAAACATTTGCACAATCTCAAAGAGAGATAGTAGGTGCTGCAAATGAAAGTATAAAAACCGAAACAGAAAAAACAAATGCAGAACTATCCCGTATTGCCGATGAAAAACATAAAAAAGAAATAGACGATATAAATGCGATAGCCGGAAAAACAAAAAAGGCTGTTGAAGATGAAATCGCATTAAAAAAAGAACTAGGGCAAATTGCCGGCAACACAGATAAAGAAAAAGAACGCAATGCGGAACTCGAAAAAACTAAAGCTTATTTGGAAAAACAAAAAGAACTCATGGGCGAGTATTTAAACCTTATCAATTCCGGGAATGAAAAGGACAAGGAAAAAGCTGCCCTTATAAAAAAACAGGTTGAAGCGTTAGGGGCTCTTGCTGATGAAGGACAAGAATCAAGTAAAAAAATAAAAAAGTCGTTTGCTGAAGCAGCCAAAGACATAGCCGATAAAATTTCTGCAATAGGCAATTCAGTTGTACAAGTCTTTTCTTCAATTGCCGATGCTGCGAAAGCGTCGATTGAAAACAAAGAACTTGAGCGTAAGGCTCAAACAGCAGCAAAATTGGCCGAAATAGAACGCGAAAAAAATGAAACTCTTTTAGAACTTGATAATGAACTTTCTGAAATGAGAGAACAAAAACAACAGGAAGATTCCGAGCGGGAAGAACAAAGGCGTAATGAAGAATACGAAAAAAGACTTTTATCCTCTGAGCGAAATATTCAGGAACTTCAGGGACAGTTTGAGGCCGAAACAAATCTTGAAAAATTACGCAACCTTGAAAAACAGCTTGAAGCCGAAAAAAAGAAAAAAGCCGAAGAGTCTGCACGCAAAAAAGAAGATGATGAAAAGAAAAAAAGAGATAAAGAAGCCCGTCTTTATGAGATATCTTTGTTAAATGCAAAATCTCAAGCCGAACATGAATTTGCCATAGCTCGCATCCAAACGGAAAATGCTTCAGGTGATGCAGCCGCAAAGGCCGCTCAGCAGGCAGCTAAATGGCAAAAAGCTCAAGGAATTATAAGCATGTCTATTAAAGGAGCTGAACAAACAGCTCTTGCAGCAGTAGCTATTGCTAGAGCTCTTGGAGGTGATCCATCCGGTGCTATAGAAGCTCCGGCCCGTATTGCCGCGGCCGTTGCTGCAGGTATTCAGGCTGGTGTTATTGCGGGTCAACCTGCACCTCCCGACTATATACAACAGCCCTTGCCGCCGGCCCCGCGGTTAATTAAATTTGCGCAAGGCGGTATCGTCATGCCTTCAAGTGCAGGGACAGGGATTACACTGCCTAACGGAAATGCGGGGCTTGTTGCAGAAGCAGGCCTACCTGAGCTCGTTCTTCCGATAAATGTTCCTAATTTGCAAAATGTATTTAAGGCTGCAGGGCTAAATCAAACAGATAATTCAAAATCATTTAGCTACTCTCCGTCATACAGTATCGAAATAAGTCAAAATAGTGAAAAGTCTTTAGATGAAGCTTTGCTTAATGTGCTTCGCTCTCATGACAGAGAACTTTTAAACATCGTTGAGACAGGTAAACAAAATTGGTTTGTTGGAGGTTAAAATGACTGAAACAGAATATTTAAAGAATCATTATCCGCATGATTTTATTTGTATACAGGATGAATTTTTTCCTCTCCCTAAAGGCGGTAAAATCGACATCGAGGATAAACAAATATCTTCAACTTTTACAACGGCCGACGGTTCAAAGCGGAAAGATATAATCCGTAAATATAAATCAGCCTCTATCAAGTTTTCTGTTTTGCCGCAAAAAGACTTCGAGAGTGTTTGTGAAATTATAACAAAAATCGACAATGCTTTTTATGATAGCTCGAAATATCTGTTTTTAAAAAAAGAAAACATGCCGATCAGTCCTCAAAGTGATTTTAAAGCCTTTTTTACAGCCATAAAAATAGACATTGTACACCCTATTAAATACTCTCATTCTTTCAGAAAAAACTCCGAATTCTTGTATTCAGGAATTACTTTAAAATTGAACTAAAGGAGAAAAAAATGGAACTACGCCCCGAGCTTGAACAAATCTTACTACAATTAAAATCTAATGTTCCAACGACCGTATTAAGCGATGAACCGCTTTTGGAAAACAACTGGAACAGCGTCTGTACTTCAATTAAACTTTTAACCGAAGCTTTAAAAAAAATAAAAGAACTTCCGCCGGATATACCTTTACCCGGCTTTCCTTATTTTAGATGCCCCGGAATGTCTGTTCCTTGGGAAAAATATCCTCAAACAACTGAAGCCCAATGGAAAGCTATTCATGCTCTTTATCCCGGAGATTTTATGCGTCTTGCAGGCGGAAATGCAAGCAAGTTTAAAGAATCGGGAACATCTATATACCATGATCCCGGAATCAAAGGAGACGGCGGAGGTCAGATAGATACAATGCAAAATCACACGCACCCATACACCGATGAACACATCGGAGGTTGGGGTGGGTCATGGCTTGCAGATTATGATTATTGGGCAAGTTCAAGCTCTTCTTCTTCAAAGACAACAGGAGGCGCAAGCGGTAGAACAGGAGAAGAAACTCGACCCTCAAATGTAACTATAGAACTTTATATTTACGCAGGATAAATGTTATGATACCCGTAAAAAAAGAAACCGAGAAAACAATCCTCGGAAATAACAGACTGTACAAAGCTTCTGTATGTTTTAATTTCCTCTCCTGCAAAATTCCTGAAAGCATTAAAATTCAAGCTCCGAATGCCGTTAAGGGTTCTGTCCCCGACCAGATTGTTTCTCCCTTTTTATCTTATATTCAAAACCGTTTCTTTGTCCGGAGTAATTTTGCTTCCCGTCTTTTTCCGAATGCTGAAAATATTCATAAAGACGGAAGGCTTCATCCTGTAAAAAATAGGCCTTACTCACGAATCGGCTATATCGGGAAAAAAGCCTCTCAAACAGGGGATGTAGATGACACAGTTACTCTTTATCTTCCTGAAACTTCTTTAAAAAAAATAACCTTAATAACAAGTGATAATAGAATTATCACAAACGCTGTTATTACAGCTAAAACTCGATTCGGTAAAACTATTGCGAGTTTTACAATTACAAACAACTTAAAAAATAAAATAGTATTCGATTTACCTTGTGATAAGGCCGGTATATTGGAGCTTCATGTTACTAAGGCAACTCCGGATAAGCATATATGGATTTTAGCCTTTTATCCGGGTTTTGAATTTTTAATACATGAAAACGATATTGTGAAAATTAAACATCAAAAAAGAAAAACCGAAAACAAAGAAGGCTCTATTGGCAGGCTCTATGTTAATTCTTTAGACTTGGAATTAAACAACCTTACAAGGCTTTATGATAATCAAAATATAAACAGCCCTTTGTTCGGTTTTTTCAATTCAAATACGACATGTTCAGTTTCGCTTTTATTAAAACAGAGCAAACACAATAAACCATTTTATTTAAACTTCGGTTCATTTTATATTATGAATATAAAAAATGCTGAGCAAAAAGCGACCGTATCGATTAAAGCTCAAGACTATATCGGTGTTAATAAGAATAACTATCTATCTCTTGGTATTCAGGATAATTCCGATGCTTACTCTTGTTTTGTTAAAATTGCAAATGCTCTAAGTCTTTCAGCTTCTCGAATTGACCAAAGTTTAAAACTTATAAAATTAAAAAGACTCCCTTTAAACGGAACGGTCGGAAGTCTTTTAAATAATCTTTGCATTTTAACGAACGCTTTTTGCTCCTGCGATGAAACAGGATCGGCTCTTATCGCCTCTCTTATTCTTTCTAAACATGGATCAGTCCGTTATCCCGTAAGATACTTTTTACTGAATGAGTTTAAATCAAACAATTTAGGCGAATCATCTAGTGCTGCTCCCAATATAATAAATCTTTCATACTCAAATTATGAGTATGAAGGAGAATATCAAATCGGTCAAAAGGATGTCGTCTTATATTCTGAAATCGGTAAACTCGATTTCCCTGAACAATATAAAAATACGCCCTATGGAGAATATCCTATTGGCGGCGGGCTTTCTCCTTCTTGGACTAAAGTATTCAATCTTCCATCTAACTTTGAAGCAATAGAATTTTCTGACACTTTTATTCCAAAGGGCTTAGAATATTCTATTGAGTATTCTTATTCTCCGGAAGGGAAAGCTACTAAGGCCACCGTTAAAGTCTGGAATTTTATCACAAGAAATGAAGGGGAGCAGCTTTCAATTCTTATTATGATTAAGGAAAAGCCTATTCAGATCCTTTTAAAAAAAGAAAATTTTGAAATTCCCAAAATGCCCAAAACTTACATAATTCCTGATGAAAATGAAAATTTTGATATAGCCGATCCTACAGCTGTTGAAAGCAGAAACGAAAAAAATAAACCTGAAGAATTTAAAATAGAACTAAAGGATTCTGTAAGCGTTTCCTCTGTTGAAATTGCGAATAAGTTTTTAAAAAATAAATTCGAATTCTCTTATCGAAAAACAGCCGAAGGACTTCATGTCAAAGTCTGGAACTACTTTCCCGATGTTCCTCAAACTTTAACGGTTAATATTTATGGCAATAGGCTTATTCCCGGAAAGGAAAAGAAAACCATTACAGCTAGAAATAATGATGACATACAAGTCAATGGAGAAATAATTAAAAATATAGAAGTCGGAGCTTTAGCAAGCGATGACATTGCGCGGACTGTCTTAAATTCTATGGCTTATTATTACAGACAATTTTCTAACAATTTATCGGTTCAAGCATGGGCTGATCCTAGGCTTATTCTCTTTGACTTAATCGCTTTTAAAAGTTTAAGAGGCTATGGATTCGTCCAAGGCATTATAGACGAAATTGAACTTGAATATAACGGTTCTCTTTCTCAAAAAATAAAGATCCGGCAAACAAAGAAACATAATAGAGATTCAAGAATTTTTTCACACTTTGTTTTATCTGATAGACCATTACAAGATAAAAAACTTTTACAGTTTATATAAGGAGATTTAAAATGAGTAAACTTTTAAATGCAGATATTTTTATGGAAAACCCCGAAAACTATATTCGAGGAGAAAAAATATCAAATATTGTTCCGAATAATCCGTACTATGTTGAGCACAGCATTTATTTTGCTGAAACTCTTTCTGTTTTTGAAGATATTTCTAAAACGAAAAGATTAGTCCTCGGTCTTGATTATGAGTATAATATTTTGGATTCTATTGCTTCGGAACAATCAAATAAAGATTGTTATAGAGCTATTCTATTTTTAAAATCTTTCTCTGATGTTTACATAGACTATCATTCCTATGGAGATTTTGTATCTGCGGATACCTTTAATAAGTTTTTGAATAATGTAGATGAGGTTCTTCAAACTTCTAAAGAAATTTCCGGGAGAGTCGAAAACCTATCAAAAAAAATGACAAAGCATATTAACGAAACAACTGCCCATGCTGCAACTGAAAGTGTCGTTAATAATTCAATTGCTCTTCGTACAGACTCCGGAACGCTAAAAGCTTCAGCTGCTCAAAATGATGATGACCTAACAACTTTTGCTCAAACAAAAAATCAAATAAGTGACGCAAAAAGCGAAATGTCCGCCAAACTAAAAGAAGCTAAAGATGAGCTGACTCATCAAATTAACACAAAAATAGAAGAACTCATTGATAATGCTCCCGATGCCTTAAACACATTAAAAGAACTCGCTGATGCCCTCACCGAAAACAAAGACGGCATAACAGCCATCAACGCAGCTCTTGCAAACCGTTACACAAAACAAGAAACGGATGAAAAGTTTATTGCAAAAGCTTCTTTTAAATTAACCGATACAACATTAGAAATTACGATATAAGAGGTAAAACTATGCTTAAAGTAAACGGAACCGAAATTAAAAATGTTAAATTTAACGGGGTAGATTTAGATAAAGTGCTTGTAAACGGTGTAATTGTTTTTGAAAAGGTTCAGTTTAATAATACTGTTACAATGCGGATTTTACAAGATTCCATAACCATAACAGTACAAACGAAAGACCTCAGTCCATGTGAAGTCTGGAATGCAGGGAATAAGATAGGTGTGTTAAATAATTATCAATCAACATCTATTCCCATACCTAATAAAAATGAAGCTGTTATTATTAAAGGGAAAGATATAACTTCTCTCGACTGCTCCTCTAATCAGCTTACAAACCTTAATGTCCAAGGCTTGAATAGTTTGCAA